ATTTAGAGTCTGCTAATAGTGCTTATATTTATTGTAATGTACCAAATGGATTTTTACATAGATTATTATTACCAATAAAAGATTTTAAAAAGAGTTTAATACACCATACTGATAACAAATATTGTAATATGGAAAATATACAATTTGGAAAAATTGATATTGATGAATTGTATGATTTATTTGTTAAAAGTAATTAATTTATGATGAAAAAATTAGATATAATATATAGATGTTGTAATGCGGAAGTTGAACCTGATGATACTCGCTATTATAGATTTTTTAATATGGATGCACCAGCACCATTAAGACCACCTTGGTTTAGTAAAATAAAATGTTTAAATAGTTTTTTAAAATCTGTTGAATTAAATAAATCTTTTATTAATAAAGTTATATTTGTTCACGATGGACCAAAAGGCAAATTATTTGATAGTATTCCAAAAAATTATGAAACAATTTGTGTGAATTATAAAAGTAATGAAAATAGCTTATTGGAAACATTTAAAATTGCTGACAAATTACACGAAGATGTATACTTTGTTGAAGATGATTACATTCATTTACCAGATTCGGTGAAAATTATAGCTCAAGGTGTTAAAACTTTTAAATTAGTTACAGGGTATGACCACCCTGATAGGTATAAAAGAGATGATGATATAACTATGGGTAAAGAATATATTGCATATTCACAAAAAACAAAATGTCATTGGCGAACAGTCGAGTCAACTTGTTGTACTTGGGCAACTACAAGAGAAATGTGGGATAAACATGTTGGTGATTTTGCAAAAACATATCGTTTAGAAGACAGACAACTATTTAGAAATCTATATAATGAACATAAAATAAGATTATGGAACCCAATTCCGGGTATTATATCGCAAATTGACGTTATGAATGTATCTTTTGGTGTAGATTGGGAAGCACAAGCATTATTAAATTAATATGAGTAATGTAACTCATTCTGTTTGGGTTGGAATAAACGATCTTTCTCTTATGGAAAGATTAACATTAACTTTATTGGTTAAAAATGGTTATAATCCCATACTTTGGTGTAATAAAGAAATGAAAAATGTTCCAGATGGTGTAACATTAAAACAAATACCAAAAGATATCATTCAACCTATAGGGTATATGGGTAGACCAAATCAAACTATCAATGGTGGCATTGGTTCTTATGCTCATTGGGCTGATTATTTTTCATTTTATACGTTATATATGGAAGGTGGTCTTTGGGTACAGATGGATGTAGCTATAACTAAGCCCATTTTAAATGATAAAGAATATTGGTTTAATCCTTGGCAAAATGGTGTTGGTGTAATGATAATTAAAATGCCAAAAAGTAATGCAATTTGTTTAGAAATGTTAAGAACAATACATAATCACGTTTTAAATGGATTTAAAGGATCTTATTGGGATGTAACAATGGATTTATTTTGGCATGTTATTAAAAAACATAACATTTTAGATAAATCTTATATTTTTGGTGATGAATATATTGATTGTGGTGGAAATTATAATTCAATTTTTAGAAAACCAGCAAAAAAAGAATATCAAATTATACATTGGTCAAATGCTTCACATATTACAGAAAAAAATAACCCAATAGAGGGTAGTGAATACTATAGACTTTGTTTTGAAAATGGTTTAATATGTAATAAATAAAAAATGAATCATTACTTCTATAAAATATATGGATGGTTTAAAGCCGCTAATCTTTTTGCACAAATGGTTCGTTCTGCTAAAAATAATTCACATTTTGTTGAAATTGGAGCATGGTTAGGGTCAAGTACAACTTTTATGGCGGTAGAGATAATAAATTCTGGCAAAAATATTAAGTTTGATTCAATAGATACATGGAAAGGTAGTGAAGAACATAAAAATGAAGAAGTTGTTGTGAATGATACGTTATATAATGATTATTTAAAGAATATAGAACCAGTAAAGCATATGGTAAATCCAATACGGTTACCTTCAATCGAAGCTGCTGAATTATATGAAGACAATAGTTTAGATTTTGTTTTTATTGATGGGTCTCATGATTATGAAAATGTTAAAAATGATATCAATGCTTGGTATCCAAAGGTTAAATCTGGTGGAATTTTAGCTGGTGATGATTACGACATAAAATGGTCAGGTGTTATAAAAGCTTCTAATGAATTTGCCAAACAAAACAATTACCAATTAACAATTGATGATGAATTTTGTTGGAATCTATGTAAAAAATAGTATACAATATCTTTGTGAAAAATATTATTTTCCAAAACATTAAAATAAAAAACTTTTTATCTATTGGTAATGATGGTATTGAAATAGATTTTAAAAAAGGTATCAATGTTATAACTGGTGAGAACAAAGATAAGGGTGGTAAGAATGGAATTGGTAAGAGTACAATAGCAGATGCACTGTATTGGTGTTTATTTGGAAACACTATACGAGAATTAAAAAAAACTCAAATACAACATGATAGAAATAAAGAAGAATGTCAGGTAATTGTTTGTTTTTCAATCAAAGATGAAAGTAAAGAATCAAATTATGTTATAACTAGAACACTAAATCCAGCTAAAATTGAAATATTATTGGAAGGTGGTCAAAGATATCATGATTTAACACTATCAACTATACCAGAAAATGATGATTTCATTAAAAACATAATAGGTGCAAACCAAGAAGTGTTTAATAATGCAGTAATCATGTCTGCTAATAGCACTATTCCATTCATGGCACAAAAGAAAACTGATAAAAGAAAATTTATTGAAGGTATTCTTCAATTAAACATTTTTAGTCAGATGCTTTTAGAGGCTAGAAGTCAATATAATGATGTAAAAAAACAAAATGATCTTCATTCTAACAATTTTATTAGCGAACAACGTTTATTGGAAACATTAAACAATAGTAAAACTAACTTTGATGAGAGTAAAATTGATAGGATTAACGTTATTTCTTCAAAAATAACATTAGCTTCAACTGATCTTGAAAATTTAAACAAAAAAAACATTGAAAATGTTTCAAATCTTAAATCATTTATAAAAAATTGTGAAAGTAAATTAGAAACTTTAAAAGAATTTACTGAACTTAATATTAAAACAATAACAGATACAAGAGAAAAGAAAATAGAGATACAGAATATTATTTCTCAAGCAAAAAATGAAAAACAAAAGATTTTAGACAAAGGAAATACATGTCCAACTTGCAATAGAGAATACTGTAAAGATGATTTAGAACATGTTGCCAATGAAATTAAAAGATTGGATAGTATTATTGAATTAAACAATCCAATTTATGATGAATGGGTTAAAAATTTAGAAAATAGCATTAAAATTAAAGAATCAATTAAAGAAAAAATAGAAGAAAATCAAAAAGAAATTAAAAAATTTAATGATAAAATATCTGAAGCATCATTACATGAACAAAAAAATAAAAACTTGTTAGAAAAAATTGAAGAATATCGTGAAAACATTCGTGAAATAGAGTCTGAAATATTTAAAGATGATTTAAAGATCACAAAATGTGAAGATAATATCAAAATTATTGAAAAGGAATTAGTGGATATTAAAAAACAACTAGCAATATTGGACACTGTTAAGTTTATTGTCTCAGAAGAAGGTGTAAAAACATTTATTGTTAAAAAAATTATTAATATGCTCAATAATCGCTTGAATTATTACCTTCAAGCACTGGATACACCTTGTAAATGTGTATTTGACGAGATGTTTGAGGAAACAATATACAATGAACAAGGAAATGAGTGTTCGTATTTTAATTTTAGCGGTGGAGAACGTAAAAGAATAGATATAGCCATACTTTTTACATTTCAAGATGTACTCAGGTTCCATACTGGCACCTCATTTTCATTAAACATTTATGATGAACTACTTGATTGCGCTTTGGATGTGAAAGGAACAGATAAAATTATGGAAATTTTAAAAGAAAAATTTACAAAATACAATGAATCAATTTATATTATTTCACATAAATCATCAACTGAAATAGCAAACTGTGATAATGTAATATTTTTAGAAAAATATAACGGTGTTACTAAGATTATAAGTTGATTTTCTTTTATATTAATATAATATATAATAATGGCACTAAAGATAAAAGAAGATAAGAAGAATAATAACTTTGTTTTTGCATATGAACCACTAACAACAACAATTCCAAACCCTCCACAGGGTATACCTAACTCAAGTATGCCGCATTTTAGCTATGCTGCATTAAAACCGATCAAATCTCCTAATATTCCTGCATTAGAAATGCCAGAAACTGGATTACCAAGAGCTATAAACTATTATGCTGATTATGGTGGATGTGGATATTGGAGAATGATTTGGCCTGAGATAGTATTAAACATGTATAATAAAGCATGTATATCAGGTCTCACTCAAATGATTTTAGATGTAAGGTTTTATAATGGTATTAAAACAATTAAGTTTCAAAGACAAGCAACACCAATTCAAAAAGATTTTATTAAGGAACTTGAAAAGGTAAAAAATAATTTTGGTTACAGATTACTATACGAAGTCGATGACATTGTCTTCAAAAATGATATTCCAGATTATAATCGTTGCAAAGATGCATTTGTTGATGAAACTATTGTAAATAGCATTCTTGAAATCATGGGAATGATGGATGAAATAACAGTTTGTAGTAAATTCATGAAAGAATACTACATTAATAAAACAGGAAATAAAAATATAACATATATTCCAAATTATCCACCAAAATTCTGGCTAGATCGTTTTTATGATAAAAATAGAATGGAAAAACTATATGATCAGAATAAAAAAAGACCAAGAATTTTATATTCCGGTTCAGGAACACATGTAGATATCCTTAATAGGACAGGTATGAATGATGATTTTGGTCATGTTGTTCAATCAATCATCAAAGCTCGTAAGAAATTTAAATTTGTATGGAAAGGATGTTATCCATTATCAGTTAAACCTTATATAGATAACGGTGAAATGGAATATATTGATTGGTCAGCATTGCCTGATTATCCTAAAGGACTATATGATGCAAATTGCAATGCAGCATTTGCATCTTTGATCGATAATATATTCAATAAATCAAAGAGTAACATTAAAATGAGAGAAAGTGGAGGTATCGGTATGCCCGGAGCTTATCAAGACCTATGTACATACGAAGAAGCTGAGTTTAAATTCAAAACTGGTGATGAATTGATACAACAACTTGAATATATAACATCTGATTTTGATAGATACATGAAATTATCTACAAAGGCTAGAGAATTCACTGAAGGTTTATGGCTTGAAGATCATATAAATGAATGTGAAGCTGTTTATTTTACAGATTTTGGTTCAAAAGAGAGAAATGAAAAAGCACCAAAGCTTATAGAACTTAATCTGGATCAAAAAATATCTTGATTTATTCAATTAAATGATGCAATATTGATGGATGGCGTATAGAAACGTATACTACGATCCTTTAAACTCCAATATACACCTATGGACTTGGGATGATAATGGTGAAAGAACCAAAGTCATTACAAGTTATGAGCCTTATTTGTACATTGAGTCAGAAAATGGTACTGATGGTAAGTCTATTTTTAATACACCTTTAAAAAAGATTAGTTTTCGAAACAGAAAAGCTAGAAATACATATGTTGAAGAGACTCCCATTAAGAGATTATTTTATAACCTTGCAGTGGATCAACAATATCTACTTCAAACATACAAAGATGATATACATAAGTCTGATTTTGGGTCACAACCACTAAAGATTTTTTATATTGATATTGAAACTTATGCAACAACTCATTTCTCAACACCAGAAGCAGCTACTGATCCTATAAATCTTATTACAATTTATGATTCATTAAGTGAAAAGTTCTATACTTGGGGTTGTAAAACATATCATACTACTGAAGATAATGTAGTTTACTTTAAATGTAAGAATGAACGTGATTTATTGAAGAGTTTTGTAAAGTTTTGGAGAACAGATCCACCCGATATTGTAACCGGATGGAATATTCATGGGTACGATATCCCATACATCATGAATCGTCTACCTCAAATCTTTGCGGATGATTATAATAAGAAATTATCACCCATAGAAAGCATATATTTGAGAGAAAAGGCATCCGTTAATAAGTTAGGTAAGGCTATTGATCGTTGGACTATTGCTGGTGTCAGTATTATTGACTACATGGAACTTTATGAATCACTTTGTGGTGGTAAAAGAGAGTCTATGTCACTCAATTATATATCGGAATATGAATTAGGAGAGTCTAAGGTAGCTATAAACAGCACATCATTATCATCTATGGCTGATACTGAATGGCACAAGTTTGTAGACTATAATATTCAGGATGTAAGACTGATCATTAATCTTGAAAACAAGTTAAAATATTTAAAACTGATAAGAAATCTTGCATATCGTGGGTTTATTCCATTTGAAAAATCAATGGGAAAGGTTGCAATGATTACTGGTGCGGTTGCACATCAAGCATTAATGCAGGATATGATAATTCCTACATTTAATATACAAAACATTAAGCAGGATTTCGCTGGAGGTTTTGTTTATGAACCAATTAAGGGTTTATATGAAGATGTCATAACATATGATGCTAATAGTTTGTACCCAAATACAATTATCACTCTTAATATTTCACCAGAAACTAAAATTGGTAAAATAGTTGATCGAAATGATACTCATGTTCTTTTAAAATTAAGAAACAATGAAGAAAAGAAATTAAAAATTGAAGATTTTGATAGAGTAGTTGATCACGAAAAGCTTTCAATAACAAAAGCTAATGTTTTATATACTCAAAAGTTTAAAGGTATTATTCCAACACTAATCAATCGTCTTTATGACGAGAGAGTTAAAGCAAAAAATAAAATGTTGGAAGCTAAAATGTTAATAAAGCAAGAAACTGATGATGAAGAAATTAAAAAACTAAACGAAATTGCAATTGATAATGCGATATTGTCTGATGTGTATAAAGTTTTTCTTAATTCTATTTATGGTGTGTTTTCTAATATCTTTTCACCGCTGTTTGATATTGATCATGCCGAAAGCGTTACCCTATCGGGTCAGGCTGTTGTTAAAATGGGTCCAGAGATCATATATGAGTATGCAAAAGGTCAAGGGTTCAAAGGTACTGTTAATGATATCTTGATTTATCAAGATACGGATAGTGAATTCTTTTCATTTAAAGAAATTTTAAAGGCAAAAGGTATTTTATTATCTAAAAATAATGAAGTCACACCAGAAGCTCATGCGGTTATTAATGAATATGGTGAAATATTAAATAATGGGATTAACGAGTGGGCAAAAAGAGAATTTAGATCAATAGATCCTCGCTATGTATTCAAACGTGAAAAGATTTGCGATGTTGCATTACTTCAAGCTAAGAAATTTTATATTCTTCATATATTAGATAAGGAGGGTGTTAAAACCGAAGAGTTTGAATACAAAGGTATCGCTATTGCACAGGCAACATTTTCAAAAGAAGTAAAAGATTTGTTAAAAGAGGTTATAGAATCCGCAATTCTTGCAAAGAATAGAAAAGTAGCAATTCATTTATTCCAAGATGGCTATGAAAAGTTCTGTAATTTACCAACAGAAGCTATTGCTACTAGAAAAAAAGCCAACAATTATCAAAAATGGAAAGATATGATCACAAGTGATGGTGATTTTGGTAAAGGAACACCTATTCAAATTAAAAGTTCAATGAATTTTAATGAAGCTTTGGATAAAATGAATATTTCTGACAAATATCCCAAAATTAGCGGTGGTACAAAGATTAAATTCTTTTATTGTAAGAAAAATATGTTTGAATATGAAACCATAGGGTTTATAGATTACTATCCAAAGGAATTATTGAGTACAATTAAACCGGATTACAAATTTATGTTTGAAAAAAATGTGGTTCCTGTGATTACTAGAATTTTTAATGTGATTGGGTGGCCTACACCAGCGATAGGTTGTGAAGAAGTAACCGATTTAATATCATTATTATCATCTTGATGATAAAATACGAATGATTTTGTAAAAATAATGTTTCTTTTTATGGCATCTACATGGACCTTCATGTATGCGACAAATATGTTGCGGGTAAATTATTGCAGAAATAACTTTGAAAAAGAACATATAAACATTGTACGATCAATATTTACAAAATATTATTCCACATTTTTTATATTTATCCACTTGATTTGTATATAAAGTATGTTAAATTTAGATATATGACAACAGAAAACACAAACACAAACACAAACCTAACAGTAATACTAGACACAATCGGCAGAACGGTTCTAGGTGAAAAGGTTGATTCCGTTAAGGGATCGGTCTCACTCAAGAATCCAGTAATCCTTCACATTGTCCCAGCTGACAGTCAAGGAAAGATGTCTGTTCAACTTCTTCCACTCTTTTTTAGAGAGTTTTTAGGAGACAAGTCTGGTGATGTAGTATTCACTTATGACTCAACTAGGGTTACATCAACTGATATTGATGCTCTCGACTTCCGTTTACAGGCACAATATAGTCAAATGTTTAATCCAAACAACAATTATGTATCTTCACCTGATCAATCATCCACACAGGGTAATGATTCGGTAGTAAAACTTTTTGACGAGGAGACAAAGTAAGGCAGGTTGGATGCGCAGATAGGTAAAACCCCAGAGAGATTGTTGACTCTCTGGGGTTTTCTGTTATTATATTTGTATGGCTAAAAAGAAAAACGAAGAAGTAGAAGAAATTAAAACTGGTAACATTAAAGATGCATTTGATGTACTATCAGATCTTAATCCAGAAGCAGCATTCCTTGATGACGGCAGTCTTTCAAGTGTAAACGAATGGATTGATACAGGATCTCTTGCATTAAATGCTATTATATCAGGTTCTCTTTATGGTGGAGTACCAATGGGTAGACTTACTGGATTTATTGGACCTGAATCTTGTGGAAAAACTTTAATGTGTAATAAAGTTATGGCTAATGCACAGAAAAAAGATATGCATATTGCATATTTTGATACTGAAGGTGCATTAGATGAAAATACAGCTAAAAGACTTGGTTGTGATACATCAAAAATTAAACATGTACCAAGTGAAGTAACCGAAAATTGTAGAAATCAAATTGTAAAGTTCCTTGATACTGTTATTGAGAAAGGTTTACAAGGTAAAGTACTTCTAGTTATTGATTCTCTTGGTAATCTTATTACAGCACAAGAAAAAAGAAAGATTGAAGAGGGTTCTGATACACCAGATATGGGTAATCGTGCCAAAGCTCTTAAATCTATGATGAGAGCAATCACACATTCAGCAGCAAAAGCTAATTGTCCTGTTATTTTCACCAACCATATCTATGATGATCCATCACAACTGCACCCAAGTGCTATTAAAAAGCAAGCAGGTGGCTCTGGACCTCTTTATATGGCATCTGTCATCGTTCAGATGGCTAAAAAAACAGAAAGAACAGAAGATAGTAAGAACAAAGATTCAAATACTGAAACAACAATACTATCAAAGGGTATTAATGGCTTAACATTAAGAGCATTGACTACAAAAAATCGTTTTGTTACACCATTTCTTGAGATAGAAATGTACTTGAATTTCAGAACAGGTTTAAATAAGTACTCAGGACTACTTGAAATGGCAGAAGGATATGGTGTCATTGAAAAGCAAGGTCACAGATACGCATTTAATGGAGAAACTCTTGGGTTTTTCAAGGATTGGAAAGATGATGAGGCCGTTTGGGAAAGAATATTACCAGTTCTTGAGCAAAAACTTCAAGAAGGACTTTCATTTAAAAACGAAACACAACAATAATAATAATAATATGATAACAGAAAACACAACAATAAGCGGAACAGAAGAAGAACTTCTTGCATACTTTAAAGAAAAGTATAATTTGGTTGAAAATAATAGTAAACCAGTACAAGAAGCTATAAAAACAGAAGATCCAAATGCAACTAAACCAGCTGTAGTTGGAAATAAAGTTACAACAGGGTTTTCTGGACTGTTTGATGGTACAAGTTGGGGTAAAAAGTAATTTATAGATTGCATTTTTAACAGATGCAATCTATAATCATTATATGATGGATAAGTCCCTGCCGTTAGACCTTAATTACTTTGAAAAAATTGTAGTTTATAATGCTATATTTGACCAAATTTACTTAGAAACGATTCTAGATTATGTAGAACCTATTTTTTTTCGTGATAAAAACATTCAAACAGTTTTTAAAGTTTTAAAACGATTTTATATTGAACATAAAGTAGTTCCAAACCTTACAGAATTCAAAGCACATCTCGCAACACCGGAAGAAAGGGAATCATTAAAGGAGGTTGTGCATGGGTTTAAGACAATTGATCAGAATTATAATAAAGAATTACTATTAAGGAATACTGAAAGGTTTTTAAGGGAGAAATCTGTATTAAATACTGTTGTTGAGACATCAATTGATGTTAATTCTGGCAATATTGATAGTGCAAAAATTTTAAAACAGTTTGAAAAGGCTTGTGGATTATCTTTAACCGATAATATTGGTATGGATTACCTTGAGGATATAGATAAACACTGTAAAGATCTTCAACAAGTTTTTAATACTATATCATCTGGTTGGAAATGGCTTGATAAACAAATTGGTGGTGGGTTTATGGCTGATGGAAGAGCATTATATTGTTTCTTTGGTGTCACAAACGTTGGAAAATCTATATTTTTAGGAAATATTGCCACTAATATTATTAATCAAGACAAGACAGTTGTGTTAATTTCACTAGAAATGCCTGAACAGATATATGCTAAACGTATTTCAGCACAACTTTCTCGCATTCCAGCTAATGATTTAAGGCTTCAAGTTGACCCTTTGCGTAATTTTGTTAATCAATATAAGATTAAAAACAGAAAAGCTAAACTAATAATCAAAGAATTTCCACCAAAAAGCATAACAGTTCTTGGTATTAAGACTTATATTAACAAATTGGTTAGTAAAGGTATAAAACCTGATGCTATTGTTATAGATTATATTAATTTGATAGCACCAATGGTTAATGGACTAGGTTCTTACGAGGCAATTAAGCAAATCACCGAAGGTATTAGAGCTTTATCTTATGATTTTGAATGTCCTGTTATCTCCGCAACACAAGCAAACCGTGCGGCTGTAGGTGAAGCGCAACCAGATATGGGTAAAACTGGTGAATCTATGGGATTATCACACACAGTTGATGCTCAATTTTCAATTTGGTCACAAGAAGGTGACTCTGATTTAGGAATTATCCATATTGGTATTGAGAAAAATCGGTTTGGACCCAGAGAAGTGTATAGTCATCTCAATATTGACTATCCTACTCTATCATTAACCGAGCCTAGTGATGTTGTTGCTGAGTTTTCCGTTAAAGGTAATGCTCCAAAGTTATCTGCTGACATTGAATCAACGGCTATGGAGTCAAGTATACTTGACACGTTAAACATGATTGATAATATTGCATCATAATATGAAGACTGAAAAAGAAATAGCTCAACATTTAACTACAAACAAGTCTTTTCAGGTTTTTACTCATAAAGATTTGGATGGTGCAGTTAGTTTGCTTACATTTTTATGGGCTAATCCAAATGCAACAGTAACATATCGTGAAG